AAGAGATCGCTACTCTAGAAAAAATTGCTGAAAAGCTGAAAATTCAAAAGTCAATAGTTGCCAGTTACCAACGGCCTTTATCAAAAGCGTTTGATAGTCGTTATGCTTTTATGACTAAGGAGACCCCTAAACAGGGTGCGATTAAGGCCTTGAAAGCTGTTAATTCTGATGACGTAGCAACTCTGGATTTAGTAGCAAAAATAGCTAAGGAAGCTATAGCTAGTTAAATCCAAAATTGTCCCAACTTGTCGGGTGTACCAAAGGGGTCAAGGGTCAAACCTTGGCCCTTTTTTATTTTATTTTTTAAATTTTTTTCGGGGCTGCCAGTCAGTCAGTTAGTCAGTTAGTCAGTGAAGTTTCATTAAACTTGGGGGGTAATATGGAATATCCTAGAGTCTGTGGCGAATGCCTAGAAATCATTCGTATAGACTCAGATCATCATCTACCATTAATAAGTCATAATGAGGGACTTGTTAAGGAAATTAGAAACTGGATAGATGAAACTGGTATGGTTGGAACAATCGCATATGATCGTTGTTCCATGTCTGTAAAGGTTAGTTATGTGAATCACATGGATAGAACTATAGATGTGGTTTTAGTAGGTGACCTTACTACAGAACTTGACAAATTTCGGTGGCTTATAATGGATCAAGGCCAGCCCGGAATTAGACCAGGATTTGAGTGGAGTGAAGAATTACAGGAAGTTTAATTAAACTTGTAAGCAAGGAGTTTTATAGATTAGAGCAAGCCCATATCCAGTTTGTCAGCGTTCACAGGGAATACAATGCAATACCGAGTAGGCCAGGGGTCAAACCCTGGTCTACTATTCGTTTTATTTTTAAATTTTTTTCGGGGCTGCGATTCGGTCAGTCAGCCAGTCAGTGAAGTTTAACTAAACTTGGGGGTAAGCTTATGGCGTAGCTCTTATCATATACAGCGCCAAACCCACACTGTTGTGGGGTTCATTACTATAGCGAATTCATGGAATATAAATGGAGGGTATCAACGTCATAGAGACTGTTAAAAGTACAGTCGGGGTCAGGTCTATAGCTTTTTTACTGTAAAGTATTTCATATGTGAAGTACTACGCAGAGCTAGAAGCCTGACCCCTGATAGTTCAGTCAAGTTTAACTAAACTTGCTAGGCTTCATATCCAAAGATAGCACCCAGTTTGTCACGTAGTTCGTCTTCAATGTCTTGAGGTGTTCGGTTCTCTACAATCAGTGTGGTCGATTCATCGAATAGGCCAGCTGATTTACCCAGTAGTTCCAATGCACGTACTCTAGTGCTGGCAGGATTTTCATCAGACAATGCCTCAGCTTTCAATCGCTCAGTGATCCAACTCTTATGGATTTTTGTCTGTACTTTCTTACTTGTCTTACGTCCATCAGTCAGTCGGTTAATCTCTGACGCAACGTGAGGTAGCTTGGCTAGTTTAGATCCTTCAATTCTAATCGACTGGTCAGACATATTCTTAGAATTATATGCAGTCCTATAGCTTTCGGTTAGACTCTTACCCTCACTGACTAGCTGTACAAATACAGATTGTTTGGGCGTAAGGGTTCTACCCTTATCAGAAGTGTCGTTCATTTGTGGTTTCCTTACTCACTTTATCTAGAGGAATTTCTATATGATTCAGGTAAATTTAGTGCCTAGACAACTTAGAATGCTGTCACGTAAAGATTACACCAGGGCATTGTATGCAGTCAACAGGCGATTGCAACTAAGTCAGATTGAAGCTGATAAAATCATACAAAGATGGTCAGATAGATTGTGGACTAAGCACCAAGTCAATTGGATATCATCCTATAATTCCAAGTTGACTAAGAATAAGAATGCTAAACGTGAGTGCGAAGTGATGGGTCAGTACACACTCAAGTCAGCTAGAGGTGGACACCGAAGGGGATACCATAGTATCCAAGATGTGATAGCGAATGTTCGGAAGTACTCGTGAAGTTTCATTAAACTTAGAGAGGTGTAGCATGGATAGTATTAGGCTCAGTAGCATCAGAGAAGTAAAGGGTATGTTGGCAGAATCTGGATCTGTCTTTGCGACAATGACAGTACTCTGCAACACCATATGCAAGGGCAATGCCTGGGAGTGCTGCAATGTCAGGCAAGCCCTATGGCTCGTACTCTGTGCCAAGTTATGCAAAGTTCACCCAAATCCATATCTAAGGGGGTAAATTATGTGGTATGATTTTAGGCAGAATAATTCGGGGGGCTACTTCAATGGCCCCAAGTATGTGTTAGTGGAAGCTGATGGCTATGAAGAAGCCAATGCGATGGCAGAAAAAGTAGGTGTCTACTTTGATGGAACAGGAGACTGTCCACGCTGTGGGCCTCGGTGGTCTATGGCTACTGAATGGGACGATGATGACCCACAGTCAGGTGTGATCTGGCCTAGCGATTTTACGGGCTATCAAGCGAATGTATCCTTCAAAGTCGTTACCAAGGAGACTGCCACTGGTGAACTCAGAGTTCAGGATATTGAGACTAAATCCACAGACAAGTTCATACCATGGGAGGGAGTATGATGTACGAAGATGGTCAGGTTAATTGCGATCTGTGTGGGCAACACTTAGAGGAGCGTGGCCCATGGGGATGGCAGGGATTAGTGATTGTATGTTGGGCGTGTGAATCTAGTAACACGCAAGAGGAGTTGGATGAGAGTTTAATTAAACTTAGGAGAACTTTAAACTAGGAGGGAGTATGAAGTTAATCAGTCCAGGGGCGAGCAACCCCAAGACAGCTAAGTCTGAGAAGCTTGGCTATGAGACTGGTATCCTTCACCTAGCTTCACACACTCAGTCAGGTTGGAATGTGTGTCCAAGTGCTAGTGAGGGATGTGCCAGTGCCTGTCTGTACCACCAGGGTAGAGGCAGAATGAGTAGCGTTCAAAACGCACGACTCAGAAAAACTACCATGTATTTCCAGGAGCGTGAGCTCTTTCTCGGTCTACTCGAGAAGGACATAACCTCCATAGTCAGAAGGGCAGATCGCAAAGGTTATGAACCATGTTGCAGACTCAATGGCACTAGCGATATCAGGTGGGAACGTCATGGGATTATGGAAAAGTTTCCAGAGGTAGCGTTCTATGACTACACCAAGATCATCAATCGGAGAGATCTGCCAGATAATTACTCGCTCACCTTCAGTCGGTCAGAGTGTAATGGAGACCACCTGGAGACAGCCCTGAGTAATGGGATGAACGTGGCTGCCGTGTTCAATGACGAGCTACCCTCGGAATGGATGGGTATCCCAGTGATTGATGGAGATGAACACGATCTCCGGTTTAAAGACCCGAAGCCATGTATCGTGGGTCTGTTAGCCAAGGGTAGTGCAAAGAAAGACCAGAGTGGATTCGTAATCATGCAGGAAGTTTAACTAAACTTGGAGGGAGTATGAAAATGAAAGATGATTTCAGTTGGATACTAGCAGATGGGGATGACATCGAAGAGGCACTGGATGAATATCAATCCGAAATCTCTAACCCGACAGGTATGCAACGTAGGAACAACTGGATCAGACAGATAGAAAAAGCAGGTGAACAACAAGAGGAGGCAGAATGAGTAACGTAAAGATTTACATTGAGGAATTCGGTTTCACCTCTGACCTAGGCGTTGACCTTAGCAAGTACAAGCATACTGGTCCTGCAACGAAAGCGTTGCACAAGGCATTGCGTAAGTATGCTGAGGATATCGGGCAGAGTGCTGACGAGGTGATGCTAGTACGGCCAGAGGATAACGACAAGGCGGGTCATGAATTTATTCCAGGATGGGGTATCTGTTGGGAGGGTGGTCCATATGAATGGGCGACAGAATTAGAGAATTGTGAAGGGGATTGGGGTTATGGAGAGCCTGGATATTCCTTTAGTATTTCGATGGAGAGTGAAGTTTAATTAAACAAGGAGGAAGTATGAGCAAGACAGAGTTTACTGTTAGGTACACATGGGAAGGGGAGATAAAGATAGAAGCAGCAAATGAGGACGAGGCATTAATGGCCTTCGACAAGATGCTTATGGAGGAGGAGTTTACTCACATCATGGACCTAGAGCTTTCCGAGGAGTGTGCAGAAGTAGTCTAAACAAAATTGAGAGAGATATACATTTTCCAATTAACGAACATCGTATCAGCGATGTGACACAGAGGAGGGTGCAGTAATGAAAGATCTTGAACAAGAGTGGGTTCAGGCGATCAGTGATAAGCTGGTCGGTAAGACCATCAAAGAGGTGAGGTACATCTCTGATGAAGAGGCGAGAGGCATGGACTGGGACGCAAGGTCTGTTGCCATACAACTCTCAGATGGAGAATGGGTATTCCCCATGCAAGACGATGAA